AGAGTAATGATTATCACGATACGATAGGGAATAGATAGCATGAAAGAGATTCTTCATTCACATTGCCAGTTACAATCGACTGCTAGATAAACTTTTTAGCCCTTCTTTTCTTCAAGAAGATAAAAAATAAAAAAAATCAAATTTCACGGTGTAGCTCAACATGTATGCACCTGGAGAAGTCTTAACTGTGCTAGTTAATAAGAGAGTGAAGCCTTCTCCGTTTTCGGTAGATTCTAAGGATTCAGTGAAATTTGATTTTTTATTTTTTTGTTTTAGATCTAACAGCCGAACAGCCGAACAGCCGAACAGCCGAATATGAGCAGGAGCTTCTTATGTAAAATAATTGTTATATGATGTCAAGTTTCTCTGTTTGTATATGCGTAGCATTTTGCAACACAAGTAAACAGTATCAAATACTTATCGTTTGACTTTTTTTAAATTAATATTGTATAAGTGTCAGGAAACAAAAAAGCCTAGGAATTTAGAGTTTCCTAGGCTTAAAACATCATAACTTATTCGAGCTAATTATGAAGTCTATTAAGTACATCAATTATATTTCAGAATCAACTAAAAACATACTGCTTTGTAAAAAATTGTCTACAGACTTATATACTCAACTTTGGGATATAAAAAGAATTTTAACTCGGTATGGAAGAGACTACGAAATAGCCAAATGGTGGTTGGCTTACTTTAATGAGCATCCATATGCGATATCAAGCAGTGGCGACAGAGGCAATCTAATTGAGTCACCCGCTGCTGTAATGATAAAAGATCTTGAGAGTGATGCCCATGTATATGAGGCAAATTTTAGAACCTGGAAGTATAATCTTGGAAAAGGAGAAGAAAGATTTTTGAATAGACCTATAGTTTGGGAAAAAACATTTTTAAAAAAATCTCCCATGCATTATAAAAGATATTTCAATCATGGTTATTAACAGATATACTTTCATTAAGCCATGGTCATTTAATGAACCTAAACCGTATCTAATATAAACTTTTTTTAAATGTCGGTATCTATCGAATTTAGAAGTTCTAAGAGTTTTTGATAATGTTTCTTCATAGGGGGATTTAAGGTTGCATGGCATTATTTGAAAATATGCCCAAATCTCCATCCAGAACTAATTATAATGCTTGATTCATTTTTAAATCTTTTCTCTACTATAGGGGTAAGAATTGATTCAATTTGTGCATCTCCATCTTGATATGAAAATATCCCACCACTCTTTAGAACTCTATGCACTTCCTGTATAAACTCTTCAGAATAGCATTTTTGTGATGCCTTGGAAGGCTCAGTTAGGTCGAATATTAAATATGTAATTTGATTATCAGGCAAAGATTTTAAATAATCCATAGCATCTATAAATATCATGCTAAATTTTTTGTTGATATGATCGTAAATCCCATCATTCCAACTTTTAAGATGCTTAGATATCATTTCAATGCACTCTTTATCAATATCTACAGCGGTTACTTTATAGCCCATATTGGCACATTTAAAAACAGTAACGCCTTCTCCTGCTCCCAAGATAAGACATTCTTCAGGATCTTCATTAGCTTTATGTTCATAAACAAGCGCATCATGATATGCCTTATACTCCCGGTAACAAGTTTGAACCTTGTTATCAATTAATAGAGTTCTTCCCAATATAGGTATATCTGCAATAGCTACTTCTTGGAATTTAGTCTTTTTATAATCAAGTAGTTTATCTATTTTTAGATATGCTGCCCCCATGGGAAATGTGACCTTTGCGTAAATCATAAACACTCCTATTGTAGCTTTTGGTTTAGCTCTTCATTTACTACTTCTTTAGTTTTAGCAAAGCCCCACGTTTCAAGTCCACTAATTTTATCACGCAAAGAAGCATATATCTTCTGATAACCTACAATGTCATTTGAGTTAAACTCTTCTAGAGATTTACCTGCTTTGGATTCAATCATTTCTCTAGTAACTGGCTTCTCCAGCTTGCCAAATGCATCTATCATCCTAGTAATGGATACTTTTACAGTGTTTTCTTTTATTGCCTCTCTCATAGTTATTTCACATGCCTGTTCGGCTTCTTCTTGAATATCTTGAGGGATCAAGGCAAGAATACATGCTCTTAATCTTCTAGCGCCCTGAGACATTACAGCCTCATAAATATCTCTACCTACAGTTAATTTAATCGGGCCTTTTTTGGTATCTCTCTGATGCTTAACAGTAAAACCTCTAGTACTTTTCACATTGTTTTGGATATCCCAACAATACGAAATACATTCACTTTCATCAGCTCTTTGTTCTATTATTTTAATCCCAAAATCTATGTTACCCCAATATTGGGCCAAAGCTTCGGCCATCCTAATACTTGAGCCTGAAACTACTTGATTACCTCTAGGGTAAGAGTATAAAGCTTGCTGGGCAAATCTATGTCTACGACATGCACTCATAATATTTTGCATTGCCTGGACTTCATTTCGTGGAAACTTCTTAGCAATAACCATGCCCGCTTGCACTTCAGTTACTGCCCTCATTTGCTCTATTTTTTGGTTGTCTAATGTTGTTAAATCCATTTCATATCCTATTGTTAATGTCCTGTGCCCAGCTAGCTAGACTGATTGTTCTTATCTGTTTACTATAGCCTTTTTCTTTATCGGCTTTTTCTAAGCAATTCTTGTAATATTTAAGTGCTTCTTTATACACTTCTCTACCAGTCGTAACACTATCTTGATCCAAAACATATAGTCCTATTTCAAATGGTGTAAATTTTTCACACCCAATAAAGATAAAATGCTTTACTGTATCTTCTCCTAGAAATGCATTCACGCCATCTAAGTAAAATGCTGCCTGCATATCATAATCAAACTTTGTAACAGACCTGATAAATGCTGACTGTCTAGCATCATCAGTGCTTTTAATGTCTGCAATAATGCCCATATCTCTTTTGAGAATGTCAGGTTTACATTTACATAATATTCCAGTGTCGTGGTCTCTCCAAAAAAATGCCCTCTCATTTGTTGCATCTTTCATTATATTTCTGCAGGTCATATGCTCATTGACTGCTTTATAGATGCCTTTAACTATTGCCAGATCAACCTTATCCAGGAATGTTTTCCCTGACTCTTGCATTTCTGCATATTCTGCTTTTCCTGCTTTGGTTCTTCTATCACCATCAAATGTGATGTATTGATCAAGGTTGTCCATAAGAATGGCATCATGTAGTGCCCTTCCTACCAATAAAGCTTTTGTTTCTTTCATTTCTTGATACAAGTAATGATTATATGATCTTAACATGGTCTTTAATTTTGATCTACTTATGCCAGGGCAATCTTTGTGATGATATATTTTATCATCAATATCAAACTCTCCAATTAACTCACCTGATCTTTCAATTTCTTTAATCTGTTCTAAGCTATCTATTTTTATCATATATGCCCTTTGTTAACTGTTATATATATTGTAGTATATTACTTTGCAATATTTAATTTTAACATAAGGTAAAACATGAAAGCACCAATCCCGGCTATAGTTGGGGAATATAGGACTAGTTACACAATTAAAGATAAAAGAGTGCTAAGTATATATTTTTGTAAAGATGTTTTAGGGAAAATAGATAAAATGAATATTACAAAGGCTCAATTTATTAGACTAGGTGCTGACTTGTTATTAGCAAAGTTGGATGATAACAAGTTGTTAGAAAAAGAAGTACTAGATACTGTAAAATGGGAGCTAGCAAAGTGATTCTAGGTATTTTTTAAATTCTCTACCAATCACATATGGTGCGCTATTTAACACCTTCTTTTTTCTCCAAAACCTTAAAGATGGATGTGAGAATCTATACTCTTTGGTTCTATTATTAACCAAATGGACTATTTCATGAGCAATGCTGCCAGCAATAGATTGATCACTTCTACCTAAGTTTCTAGTGTTTATGTTGATAGTGTAAAGATCACCTTTAGTTATCCAGGCTAAATTTCTTCTAGACCTATGTTGTTTGTAAATTACTTTATAAGGAGTATCACTCTCTAGGTATGACCTGATTTTTCTAATAACAATGTTACAATTAACATTAGAGTAATTGAATCTATGGCATATAAATTGTTCAAGAAAATCATCAAAATGAGTTTTTACTAATTCTTCAGCTCCTGTCATTAATCAATCCTCTCTTCATTAATTAAAACAAATCCACCAGCCCTAAGTTTGTAAAAATCTTCTTGAGTATCAAGAATGTTTGTTTTCCAACTTACACAGTTCTTTGAAATATGTTTTCTCCAGGTCTTATATTTAGCGCAGTATCTCCAACAAAAAAGGATATTACCCTTCCACTCAGGCCTATGAAGTTTTATTTCTGCATCAGCGCAAGGTCTATACCTTCTTGCTTGAAATTTCAGCACTAAAGACGGCAACGAACTGCAAGCAGCGATCCCGGTAAACACCAACAAGATTATCATCACGATTTGGAAATTCTTTATTTTTCTCATTACTATAGTCCCTCTGCATCTTATAGAATTTCTCTTTTTTACGTTGCTCATAATCAGGTAACATGTCCATTGTTTTATTGACTACTGAGAGTAGCATAGTGAAAGCACTTGCTACTCCAGTTACTGGATCACTCACTCGTCTTTACCTGAAATAGCTTTCAAGATATTACCAATAGCTTGGAAAATACCATTTGATTTTACTGATGGGATTACTGATAATGCTTCTGAAATTGCAAGTAAACAACCGACCGCTACTGTAAAATAAATCATCCAACTTGGTGCAGTTTCAGCTACTGCTGCTATTACTTCAGTATTCATTCTTCATTCTCCTTAGTAATAAGTGTTACTATGTTTGAGTTATCTCTAATTTTCCTTAAGTAATCATACTCTTTTACTGTCTCTCTTACATATCTATAAGAATAACCTAGGAAAATAGACGCCTTCTTCATCGAGTCAAATTTCTCTATAGCATGCTTGATAGGTAAAGTTTTTAATAACTCTCTTCGTTTGCCAGGTGTAACATTATCATCAATAGTTATTATCATGTTAATATTCTATATTGGAGAATTTTAAAATGCAAGAAATGCCTGAAATGTCTAACTCTACAAAGATGATACAGATAATTATAATGATTAATGCATGTGATGAAAGACTATATGAAAATGTAAATATAGTTAGATCAGTGCGTAGTATAGATAAATGGTTTAGAACTGAAAATGATATGCTTTGGAATAAAACACCTAACAGCTTAATAGATGAGGGAAAGATTGACAGCGTTAGATTATATGTCAATTCGATATACAAAGATTGCATGGAAGATCTTTACAAAAAGAAATAAGTATTATAGTTTTTGTTTGGTTGTTTGAAAAATTAAAATCTTTTCAAATTTTTCATCGTTGAGCGGTATCTTAATTTCCATTCTGTGCCGCTCAACACCCCTTAAATTTTCATCTTAGATTTTACATATCCGATAATTAGAACAACTAGAGCTACAATGCCACCGCTTGCAGCTCCAATAATTGAGGACTTATACTCAACTAAAGTTATTCTCGTATTTTGATCATTTTGAAACTGCTTAATAATATCAACTTTTGCCAAAATTTCTTTATGCTCTTCTCTATTTTTTTCAGATTCAGCTTTAAGTATTTCAATTATTTCTCTCATCTTAATCTTAAACCCAATCAGTTATTGGAACTTCAAATTTAAGAAATACTTTGTCACTATTTGCCCATGTAAATGGAACCGTTGCCGACCATGCTCCAAGTCCATCATCTCCATAGATTCTAACTACAGTTGTTGATTCGTAAGTCACTATCCCAACGTGAATAGCTGCTGCACCATCTCTACCACCAGCGGTTCCTAAAATTAAACCTGCTGAAACTGTGTCAAGTTTTGCAGTATCTATTGTATAACCACCAGGTATTGAAAAAGTAAAAGTTCCAGTCACTGAGCCTGTGGGAGTTACCATCCCACGTACTTGCATAGTATCACCTACTCTTCTCCAAAAACCAGACCAACCAATACCCGATGTACCCCATGCTCCAGATGGGGTATATGCTGCCCACTGAGTTAAGAGAGGCCCGGTAATAAACGACAAAACACCTGATCCATTTGTTTTTAAATAATCCCCATCCGATCCATCAGCAGCAGGAAAAGTAGTATCAGTTTCTGGCAAAATTACAGTATTTGCAGCCGCCAATGATCCAGCAATAACCTTAGTTGAGTTTGCAGCGCTATCACTACTACCAAAATATATACCTCTAATGCCTAATGTATTTGCTCCAATATCATAGCTATTTGTTACCTTGATAGTAATCGTTGATGCTAGTGAGCCTGTGAAAGTTATATCATCACCACTGGCATTACCTAACGTCACAGCTCCATTTAAGGTAGCTGATCCAGCAACTGTTAATGCCGATATTGAAAAATCTTTAGTGCCATCACTCATGGCATTTATAAGATCAGTGAAGTTAGTATTAACTTGCGTGCCATCTGCTGGTGTTGAGTTTGTAAATGTATATGTTACGCTCGGTGATGCCATTATAATCCCCCTCTAAGTTGAACTCTTCTTTCTATTGGTGTTTGTCTATTTGTTTCTTGTTGTGATGTTAATTGAGCCGCTTTTGCTCCCTTCCTTAAGCCTGATGTCCTACCACCTATAATTGGTGGTAAATTACTTCTATTAAACCCTTTTTTAGCGGCATTTACTAATTCATCAGTTTTATCTGATGCTGTACCTCTAGCCGTTTTCTTCAATGACTCTAGAATTTTTCCATTGAAAATTTCTTCTGGAATAGATTTTAAAACACTCTTAAATGAGTTACTACCACCAGTTCCAGACAAAGACATAAATGGAAGATTAAGCCTATCCCCTAACCTTAAAATATCTAAGAGCTCTTCAAGTTCATCAGGCTCAAATAATTCAGCTACGATATTCTTTTTGTTTCTCTTAAGGTTATTAAATATTGTCTTATAAGAGACATTTTGATCAATTGATTTTGGAGAAATTGAATCAATAAAGGCATTCTTTAAAGCTCCTAACTCTTCCGGAGAGAGTACTTCTTTTAATGATTGGATTGTCTTGGTATCTCCATTTAAAACTAATTTCTTGTATAGCTTTTCAGGAGATGGATCAGATCTCAATGCTCTCACAATAGGTGATTCATCAGTAAAGAATTTACTTAATGCTTTGTTATTTGCAAGTAAACTTTCAGCTGCATCATCTCCTAAACCACTTCTAGTTGCATCAACTAACGAGTCTGAAATAACGCCATAAAGGTCTCTAGATAATCTAACATTAACTGAAGGTTGTCCTAGTATAACTTTACCAAAAGCATCTTCTCCAACTTCTCTAAGTTGTAATGCCATTGCTCCTAAGTCACCACTTGTACTTTCAAGATTTTCAATAAAATCTATAATTTCAGTAGCTTCTTGTTTTCTTCTCTTACCACCAAATTGTAATATCTTTTCAGCTTCATTCTTAATCTTATTAATCTTTGTACTAAAGACATTGGCAAGCTTTGGATCAATGTCAACTAAAGAGACCCTTACTTTACCTGGAATTGAAGAATCAAGTTGTTTTACCACTGTATTATAAGTTACATCTAAACTGGACAGTAACTCTTCTTTAGACTTGGTTAAACCCTCTTTAATTACATCACCAGCAGTTACTTCAGATATAGGCTCACCAATTGGAGAGAATTTATTTTTAAAGTTTTCTAAAGCTTGGTTGACTTCATCGATTGCAGTTCTAACTCCACGGTTTAACTTCTCACCTAATACACCTTCAGCACCTTTCCTTAGTTGCCTATTTATTGCACTCGTTTTATCAAAATCGATTAAGTCTTTAACTTCATCGGTTAGTTCAACACCATGCTTTACTGCAAGATCAGTAAATTCTTTTGCATCTCCAGCAATGGTTGGCTTAAATTTATCCTTTATCATTCTTGCAACTGATTCAACTGCCTCAACTGTTCTAGGAGTAACAGCTCTGGCAATTTTAACACTAGCCTGCTTACCTAAACCAGTTACAGCTTTTACACCTGCCTTAATACCTGAGCCTGCTTTAGTGAATGCAACTCCAGGAATTAAGCTTAATGGATCAGCTACAACATCAACACCAAAACCAGCTATCCCAGCTGGGGATACTTTACCAAGTAAAGGTAAATCAATTGTTTCTTCAGTGCTTAATCCTGCCTTGGATGCAATATCTTTACCAGTTGGTGCAAGTTTGGGGTCTGCCCCGAACTGACTAGCACCAGCCGATAACGCATCTATTGGGGATGTAATATCATCTTGTAGTTTACCTATTACAGTTCTAGCAGGAGCACCTGTAAATTTATCAACAAACTCACCTACTGCAGCAACTCCTTTTAAAGCTTTATCACCTAAGGAAGGTTCACTACCTTCGGCTAATAATTTTCGTAAACTACCAAGATCTTCAGCTTTTAATTCGTCTTCAGATTTACCTTGATTTTGTTGTTCCATAAGTACTTTTCTAAGTTGTACTAAATCACTTGTAGGTAAATCATCAATCGATGTTACTTTTTTTGCCATTTTATAGCTCCCTTCCTGACATCCCTGATCTTTTGAAGCCAGTATTAGCTGTATTTTTTCTCTTTTTCATTATTTCATCGATTCTATTCATTATATCAGCTTTATTTTTTGAACCTGTAAGTTTCGATAAAACACTATGAGTTTTTTGTAGGTTCTTTGGTATTACAGTTTTTTTATTTTCAATCCCGAGCCTTGCAAATGATTTTTCCAAAACATCATTAGGGATATCAAATTTTGTAAAAATACTTTGATCAGTTGCTACACCTCTACTTTTTGCAGCGTCAACCATGCTTTTATCAAATCTATTTTGACTAATTATCTGTCCTTTAAATATAGAACCTGATTGATTAATGAAATTCTTCTTTTGTTGTGGGGCTAGTCTCTCTCCACTAAGCATTTTATTCCATTTGTTTCTAATTTTATCAGGTACTCCAGCTGCATTTTCTGCATTTGCAAATTCACTCTCTCTTACAACTGACCCGGGATCTAGCATTTTCATAAAATTGAAAACTAAAGCAAGGTCTCCAGCAGCTGTTTTCTGAGTTGCTAAAACTCTTTGGAATGAGTTAACTATTTTTTGAGTATCTTGAGTAATTGGAGATCTATTTCTCTCTTTAACAACTTCATTAATATTTTTTAAAGACCTAGTATCAGTTGCTACTTTTTCTTTTTCCCTATCTCTCCCTAGAGTAAATTTTTGGCTTCTTTGTTCTTTAGCTAATTCTTGTTGTAAACTTGCCTCTCTTGCCTTTTGAGCTAAACCACCTCTATTTTTCTCAGTTGAAACTTGTGCTGAAAGAAGTTGATTTTTAAGACCTGCTTGTTCTTCACGTTGAGGAGCTAATGCAGCTTCAGCTTCTTGTTGTTTATTAATAAGTGTTTGTTTATCAAAATTAGTTTTAATACCAAAACCAGTGTTTATGATGCCTAACACTTGAGCCAATTTGTCTAATCCATCTTTTTTTTGCCTAGGCATTAATATTTGAGCCATTATGATACTCCTTGATTAAAGCCTTGAGGTTGATATAGTGGTTGTCCTTGCAATTGTCTTCTTTTTGCTATCATCATTGCTTGCATTAATTGAGGTCTTATTTGGTTAAGGTCTGGATCTTTAAATTGATTTAACATATCTTCTGAATCTCTAAATGTTTGGATAACTTCTTCATCAGTTAAACTTACTGGCCCCTGATCCATGGCCCTTCTAGAAAAAGCATTACTCTCTGGTGCTTTATTTTGTGAAGTACCACCTGGCATACCGCCACCACCTGGCATACCGCCACCACCTGGCATACCGCCTGAAATACCACCGGCTGTCCCCGCAATATTACCAAGTGTAGCTAATTTACTAAGCCCACTCTCTCCTTGAGAAGGTTTAGATATTTGTGCTCCACTTCTTTGCTGTAGAGGTTGTGCGTTTGATTCTTCTTTCATTCCTTCCAATGATCCAGGTAATGCAGTAAGTGACATCCCACCAGTAGCAGGAGCCGCCATAATACTACCTACAGAGCTGCCAAAACTCATTAGTTTACTTAGCCCACTTTTTTTAGGTTGAGGTGATCTAATTTGCATTGCCATTGATTAACTCCTTATTCATTTCTTCTAATAATTCATCTTCAGTAAATGCATTAGTATTGTCCATTTCATCATAATCTCTAAAAATGTTTTTCTTAGTTTCCATTATATGATTATCGCAAGATAAGAAATGAACAATATGAATTCCTTCTATATCTACATGTTCACAATCTCTTACTCTTTTCCATTCATTTTCTAGAACGGCATGAGAGCCAGTAACTTTATCATGATTGTATAGTTTCAATTCTTCAGTATATCCAGTTCCTGTCATATAAACATTTCCACCAGACTTTAATTTGTCACCTAAAACTATATCTTTAATTGGCTTCAGTGTTTCATTTGCCATTACAACTAAAGTGTCACCAGTAAAACACCATTTGCTTAATTTACTGAAAGAGGCACCTGGATTAGTAATGATATTCTCAATTTTAGATAAAGGTTGACCCATAGAACTACCACCTGGAATAGGACTTAAAATACTTTCAATAAAACCTTGCCCTTCTTTTTGTTGAGGGAACATTGATCCCATTAGGGATGTATCTTTACCTAATTCAGCTAGAGCAATTTGTTTGTTAAATTCAGCAACACTTTTCTCAAAATCTATTGTTTGTTGCTGTATTGCAAGCTGCTCTGCTCTTGATTTATCTTCAGCAACTGCACGATCTTCTTGGAATGCTAATTTTACATCTTCTAACCCTTGTTGGAATGCCCTTTGGTCTCCAGCTTCTGCTTTAGCAAATGCACGTTGTAATAAGTTTTCGGAACTTGCAAAACCTCTCTGAGTTTTACCTTCTCCTGATGTAAATTCTCTTTGTGATTTGGCCTCTCCTGAAGCAAATTCTCTACCTTTTTGAGATTCAGCTGCAGCAAATTCTCTTCCAGCTTCAATTTCATTAAGCCTTCTTCTCTCAATAGCTTCTTGAGCACCTATTTGAAACTCACCTTGTTGGATTGCCTCACCTTCTCTCCTGCCTGCATCTCTTAAGGTTTTAACAAAAGCACCTGATCCAGTTTGTCCTGTCCTAGCAAATTGTCTTTTTACTTGTTTTTCTTCACTACTTTTCTGTCTTGATGCTTGTTGCTTTAATTGTTTTCTAAATGGATCAAATTGTTCACTTATACTTTGATTAACACTGTTATTTGTTGCCATTATCTAAATCCTTTTAGGTTATATGCATACTTAATCCAATGCACCTTGAACCTTTGATCTACTGTGTTTTGATTGGTAAATCTAAATTGAATTCTTTTCCCTCTAGCTCCACCTAGAAAAACTTTAATATCTTCTTGATAAGTACCACCACCCCACAAATCAACACCCCAAATCATTGTCCCCCAAAGTGAACCACTTGGATTTAAATTGATTTGTTGAGTATTACCAGTACCTTTATCTGAATCTTCTCTAGCTGTCATATTCATATAATAATCGCCTGCTTTATCAACAAGCATTCTTAAATATCTAAAGTCTTTACTGAAGTTTTCATCACCTTTAAAACCAGTGAATTCTTTTGTCTCATAATATGAATCAATAGCAGTACTATCATCATTGTATGTTCCATCTAGCATCTTATAAACAAACCCATCACTAAGTGAACTAGCAGAATAAAGATTGTTATCATAAATGGTAAACTGTTCTGCACTTATCCCCGACCATGGAACCATTGTTATTTTTTGCTTCCTGGACAAGTTAGAGATACTAGAATCTAAAACATAAATCCTATTGTTTTTAGTTTCTCCTGAACCATATGTTACACTTATGTAAACTTTTTCTTTAAATGTAATTGATGAAATATTTTCTATTTCTCCTTGCTGGACTAGGTTCATTTGATCTTCAATCTTATCTGATAAAAGATCTGATCCACTTGCCGACACTGTTAATAGTGTTGCACTAGGTTGGAAGCTAGCTCCTGAGACAACGCCAAGGCCTACAAACTCACCATTTTCAGTTGCTGGGAAAATCACTTGATTCTTTATTTTTGCCATCCCAAAAGGAGAAGAACTCCCATAATGGCCATTCAAAACAATTTTAACCCAATTTACTGGATCAGTATCAGGCATATATATTAAGGTAGTTGTTCTTTTTCCAAAAACTAACAAACCATTTTCATAGACTTCAAAGCTTTTAACAATATCAAATGAATTATCACCAACTGTTAAAAAGTTTAATGCTTTAAAAACATATGGATTAGTCAGTTCAGAATATTTAACTAAGTTTGGATTACCTACATCATTTATAAATAATCTGTCCTGATGATACTTTATGATACCGTATTTTGATGGAACTCCATTGTCAGTTGGTGCAGTTGCTCCTAAAGCATCATCCTCAACATTATCTACAAAACTAGTAGTTGTATTGTCGTTAATAGTTCCAGCTAAATAATACTCAACCCCACTAGTAATTGTTCTATAGATATTTCTAGAAGAAACTCCATATGATTGTGGAGCTACTGGTATAGCTGATACTAATATTGATTCTGATGCAGCTGTAAAAGTAACACTGGCAGGCCCAACATCACCTTGAACAACTTGAGAATTTTCAAAAGTTACTTTATAGTTATATGATCCAGTCAATAGTCCAGCTGCATTTGTAGCAACTGTACTCGTAGTTGTTGGTGGATAAACACCATGCCTAGTCCAGTCAGTACCGTTATATTTATAAGGAACTGCCAACCCGTCACATGAAAATAGATGATTCTCATATTCAGATGAAGCCACTCTAATACCAGGGGTATAGTTTGATTGTGAGCTAGCTATTGTTATAAATGATGATCCATCCAGTGTATATGCACTACCATTACTGAATGCAATCATGGTTTGATTACTGTTATTATCATTCCTGGTATAAAGACCGTCAATTGAAGCTGATGCTATCGGTGCAGTGTTTACCTTTGTAATACCTTCCCTGGTTTCAACTGCGCCATTTTCAAAACTAACATTAAGGCAATCAGGGGATTCATTATCCAGTATAGTCGATACTGGAAATTTAGAATTCAAACCGCCATCTAAAAAGATTAATGCATCCCCAGTACTTGGATATATTCTTCTATATGGAGAGGTCATAGGCTCCCCAATACAGTAAATGGCAGGCTATCTTCATTGTTAACTACAGAAAACCCATCCTTTTTCTTTCTAATTGCAACAAATTCTTTGATCTTTGCCTTCCAAAACGCTTCAAATTTATTAGCTAATCGATCATAATGAGGCCAATTTTCATCTTTTTCGGCCATTGACTTAATACAAAAATCAACTATTGCACCATGAAAAAAAGAGGGAACTTCTAATGTTGATCCAATCACTGGGATATCAGGTTCTTTAAATCCCCTTATCTTTAATGTTTTTGCATCATCAGGTATTGGTCTTAATGAGATTGTATCATTCCAAATAAAATAATATGATGGCTCACCTGAATTTGTAGTAGCTGAATCATTTATAGTGAGAGCATCATCTTCTCTCATATTTATTGGTTTTAGTTTTGACCCATCATACTCTACTCTTTTTATAGATATTGTGTTTGAAGGAAAACTGTAATCTTGTTGGTCTGCAACTGTAGTTGTCTCAAATGTTGCTTCAATTATCATCCCATATTGGACTAATTCTTGTTGAGCTAAATACATATTCATTAGCATTTCACCATCTGAATAAAACGTATCATTAATAGCATTATATCTATTTCTTGCAGTCTCAATTATTTGTGTAGGAGTCATATATCCCCTTTATAGCTCTGTGTAAGGTGTAGCTGGATCACTTGATACTGAGTATGAAGTTCCAGGATCACTATCAGATGTATAGCTAGAATCTACACGATCAGCTCCATCCTTTGTTGGTCTCTTAAAAATGTAGTAATAACCATTACCGGTAAATTTGAAAATATCTTCATTGTGGCTTAATACAGATAAATTGTTTTTGATTGTTCTAACGGCACCTTTAAAAACTGCACTAGATGGATTGAGTAAATTTAGAATAATTTTATGAGTTTTTTTAGAAACTGATGTAGTTGGAGAAACATTATTACTAATTAATTTTCCAATGCTTTTTGGGATAAGGAGCGTACCCTCTCCCCAATTAGCTTCATTCCAATTAAACTCATTCCATCTAGTAGGTTCAGCTAAGCCATAGGTGAAGATACTATTAGTAATTGTGACAGTATGATCGGCCATGGCATTATCCTATGCAATTGTGATTTGACAGGTAACTTCTAAAGTATCTCCTGAGCCTACGGCAATAGTCCCTTCAGTATCTCTAGATAAAATTGTACCTGCAGCATTAGCACTAAATAGCCCATACTCAGATACATCACCAGTAGCTGATCCAGTTGCAAAAGTTGCTTTGACTTGATAGATCTGATTACTGATATAAGAAACCGTACCAGTATGTCGACCTAGCTCTGTACCTAGTGCAGTATTCGAAACCGCTTCAGCAGTTGAGTCACTACCTACCCCTACATATCTCATTGTAAATGTTGAGGCCGCTGCAACTGAGCTATTTAAAAAAGATGCAAGGAATTCTTTACCAACATCAGTGACGACGTTATGACCTTCCTTTTTACCTTTAACTTCTCCATTGGAACCTCTACAAGTAGCTGTCCAGTATCCTGCTAGTTTAAGCATTATTTAGTCCTTTTTTTCTTCTCTTCATCTTCAATTAGAATATCAGAATGCTCTTTAGTGATATGCTTATCTAATTCGACAGCGCTACCAAGTTCTTTACCGCATGCTTGACACTTAAAAAATGATGTTCTAGGCACTGGTTTTTTAACTTGTTCAATACGAATCATCTTAAATGTTTCAGGCTTAAAACCACCACCTGCATCTTTTGATGGAGAACAAAACGTTCCCTTGAATAAGACTGCATCATCATTTTCCATTTCAATAAAATCTTTAGCATTAATGAAAATCTTCTCATCTTTAAAATTTTCTTTATAAGGGAAAACATTATCATTCCAAACTTTAACTAGTGCCATTTTTATATCCTTTTAATTTTAATTATATGCACTTATCACGTACACAAAATTTTGAAAGTAGTTATAACATCAGTTATACCAGAAGTAGATTCAATCTTTATATATCTTGCTGAAGGATTTGGGATACTAACGCATCTTTGTGTTGCACTAGAATCAATTCTAAATGTCTCATTTACCGTAACAGTAGTGGATGCAATTTCTTGGATAATTCTATAATACGTTTCACCATCACAGCTTGTTGTTACATATAAACTACTACTTGCCATTGTCGGAACTCCCAAATGCAAATGACTCCAACCATGATGCAAATCAATTGCTTCTGAAAAAGTTGCACTACTTGACATTGTTGCTGTAAATACAGCTACTGGTCCGTAACCCATAATTTACCTACCATATACAGAAATGAATAATTCGTCACCTGATGTAAAACCACTACAACCAATTGTACCTTTAGTATCAACTCCAGTTGCACTTGAATTTGCGTACATTGCTTGGTTTGTACCTGCAGTTGCACTCATCTTTCCAGTACTGAAATAATCAATTATATCCAAACCAGTCACTACATTAAATGTAGCTGCATCAGCAACGCATGATAATATTACTACTCTGTCTGCACCATAAACTGTCTTTTTAACTACTGAAACATCCCAAGCCATTATAAACCTCTCTTAAAATAAGATAATATTACTGTTCTTTTCAGGAGATTCACATTGATCTTTTAAGTCAGCATGAAGTGAATACATCCTGATTACATCTCCTAAACTCTTTTGCATTACTGAAATTATGTTGCCTTCTTGATATGCTCCAAATAACCCACCTTCCGATGCATTTATATAGATCCCAGGTACAGTTTCAGCTAGCCAATCAAACCAAACTTTAAAATTGTAATATGATTGCCATGTTAATACTGAGTTACCAAAAACATCAATTGCTCTAAGACAATTACCAAGTGTTGCATCATATTTGCTATCCCATGCATGAAATTTCCTTGAATAACTAAAACAAAAGTCTGCACCAACAAACACTATAGGGTTACACCCTAAAATGCCTTTTGCAATATAAGTGCAAGCTCCTAGAACATTACCACCTGTACTAACGAACATATTAAAGACCTCAATTTCTTGGATCTCTTTTATTAAGTCTTTGTCAGGTAAAGGGCATGAAAAGAAATAGATGTCCCCTCTCCATTGCTCAAGTAATTCAGGTGGTGATCCAATGAATGCTAATAATGTTTTACCCTTTGTTTTCTCCAAATACTCTTCATGCGTTTTTTTACCACCTTCAGAAATTTCTTCCAAAGTTATAGCACCTGCATCTAGGGTCACATAAAAATCAACTGGTACATCATTATCTTCCAAAAAATGGAAGTTATGCAAACATGAAACTATAGGGATTCCTTTGGTATCTTTAAGCTTGTCAACATTCCCCTTAAGTGATGGGCCTGAGCCGACAACTATACACGGTTGTTTATCAAACTTTTTGTAGAACTTGCCTATAGATCTTGAATTAAAATCACCATACTTTGCTTTGTTTGCTCTAATGTTTTTTAACCAAATATCTCTCCATGAATTAATGGTCACTTTATCATTTGAGCATGCCTGCTTATACATCTCTTCCTTTTTCTTAGGAGCCTTTGAGATGTAAGGCAAAAATTCAAAAAACATTTCAACATTCTTAATCATATATATCCTTTGAAATAATAAAAAGCCTAACCCCTTACTAGCGTAGCTCAGAGATTAGGCCCAATCCCGTCTCGGAAAACGGAATATTAAAAATCTCTTCCTATTCTTGCATAAACTGCACCAGCCGCACCAGTGTTTGCATTAAATGCAACTCCAACAACGGCTCCAGTCCCAACCGAACCAGTACCACCAGCGGCTTCAATAAACTTGCCACTAGCACCAAGCGCAATCGGAACTTTATCACCTGTAGTTGCTGATACCATTGCAATTGTGTGATAACCTTTGGTCATAATCCAACCATATTCACTTGTTGAAATTTCAGTTTGTTTAACAACTCCTACACATGGATTAAATACCTCAGTAGTTGATGTCCCTGCTACTGAATAACCACTAGCTGCAGTTGCTGGAGTAACTCCTAAACCAGTTGTTAAAGTTGCACCACCGGCATTATAGCAATAAACGTACTCTTCTCCATCGTGCCATCTTCTATCACCTAAGCGAACAGAGTTAGTTGCTGTTACTTGAGAAACTGTCTCTTCATATCCAATTGCTGTATTAAAATACATTGTCATTTTAAAACTCCTTAAGCTGTGATTGCTGAAAATTTCGCATGCATTCTGTTATTACTAGGCGCCATATTTCCTGCAAAATAAAGTTTTGCAAGTCTAATATTTTGATTTACTGGCTTTACGAAAGGCTCGAATCTAAAATATTCGTCTCTATGGGCTACTAGAGGCATGTACTTTTCATTAACCATAAATACATGATTAGCTGGACAATGAGAGTCAGCAATCCAAGGAGTTCCGTTATACATTAGAGAAGTAAAACCACCCTTAGCAGTTTCTGAATCCATAAAACGTTGCTGTGGTTGTAGTAATGCATAGTATCGATCATAGTTTGATCTAGTTGACAAGATAACTGAAGGTGTATCGTTACCAATTGAAGCATTGCTATATTCAGATTGAAGTGCACCCATTGTCATAGTAGTTGTTGTTGAATCAACTTGTCCTTGCCACCAACTATAACTTGATTGAGAAATACCACCAACTGTAGAGGCAATTGCAACACTATGTCTTAATCCAGACATTGCCTTAGCGTTAGTTCCATCATTGTAAAGTGCTGTACCTAAAATATCAGACATAGTCTTTTCAGCATTCTTAACTTTTGATTTAACCATATTAAGTTTTGCAGAATCTCCACTATTTCTTAACTCTTCAGTTCTAAGAATAGTTAGATTCACATAGAAAAACTTCCAATCATATTGAGCCGCTGTAATTTGTTCATTGTCTGATGTATCTAGTGTTTCACTCCCTGAGTACCAACCGTTTGAGCTGTTTGTACTGTACTCTAGAGGCTGCATAATAGAGTCACCACCGTCAATTTTCATTAACGAATTTCTTTTAACTCTCTCCATATATGGATTTGAGTCAAAAACGTTGTCTATTAATTTAGGTAAGAATTTCTTTGATGTAATAGCACTAACTTGGTTCCATGTTAAAGCCACTTTTTAGCTCCTTATTCTATGCCATACTCCCTAAGTGCATCATTGACTAGGGAATCATAACTTTGATTTTTAATGTCTGTAGGGACAGTCAAACCATTTTTAACAGGGGATGGCGTTTCGCCTAATATTCCTAGCTGTTTTTGCCTTTGAATCTCTCCCATAAATTTCTCTTTTGTTTGCATTTGAGATTTAGCAATAAGGTTTTCATGATAATAATCCCGAAAAGCTGTTTTAAATGAGTTGATGCCATTTTCTCTAGCATGCTCAAGTATTTGCGTTTCTAGGTTTTGACCTTTGTCGTTTGCATCATTCCAATTGATATCTGAATAATTTTCCTTGATACCATTGATTTCTGCATCCAAAGCCTTATCTTCACTATCCCTTTTTCCAGCTTCTCTCTCTGCTAATATATCGCTTTTGAATTCTCTGAGTTCATCCATTTCTGACCTTAATTCGGCAAAAGCTGGATTTTCTTCAGTTGGTTTTTCTTGATCAACGCCCGATTGGGTAAGCTGACTTGCATCTTTATTATTGAATGATGATTGAACGTGATCCCACCATTCAGGATTTTCCGATGCGTAATTATCTATATTCTGATACAAAGAATTCTTTTCGTCAAATGCTGCTTTGTCTTTATTAAAGTCCTGCATCTTTTGACCATAATCATGACCTTGTTGTGCCCACTGGAGCATTTTATCTTCAGAATCAACTTTAATTTCT